AGAAAGATCCGATACTTCATTTTCTGTCCTTTCTATATCTTACGTCCAATTGTAGCAGGATCAGTGCCTTCTGTCAAGTATTGAACCGCGCCCTTGTTATATGCTGGCGCAACTCGCGTCTTCTTACGTTCAATTTCTTTGATAGTAGCTACAGATTCCTCACGGTCGCGCTTCCACTTATAGTCATCAACGGACCGCTTGAACCCATTGCCGACGGAATTCGACAGCGGCGGCAGAGACTTCTTGACCATCGGCTCAGGCAGATTGATCGGTCGTTCTTTGACCGAACCACTCAGAATGGACTTGAAATAAGCCTTGCGTTCCTCGCGCAGGCGCAAGGTCTTCTTAGACGGCTTCTTGCGTCCAGATGAAGTCTTAGTGTATACGAGTGCCATTAGTCATAGTCCTTCAACATTTCCTGATAGGAACCAGGCACAAACATTATACACTCAGACGGTTCGTAAAACAAGATCAAACCGCCAACCCAAGTGTTTCTGACATTCCAACTTTTTTCGTACCGATCATAACGGTACATAACCGCCATCACACCCAACCTTCGGAATACTCTTCCTGCTCCGTCTTGTAATGCTCATGAAGATCAGTCAGAAAGGAATTGATATCTTCAAGAGGAATATCCATGATATACTTTTCGTTTGAAACAGTCAACATATATTCGCGCATTAGCTGCGGAATTTCATCATATGAAAAATAGGGCTTACGCATTTTCAATCTTCTTATGCTTACTCTTACGACTATAAATCTTCTTACCTTTTACGACCTGTTTTCGATATTGTGGGCGCCATAAGGCTTTCGCTACATGATTACGCATATTCCATCTCCTTATGATTGAATTATAGCAGATGACAGGATCGGTGTCAAGCTGCCATCTCTTCCTCTTCCTCGTCCACAAAGCCAGAATCGGCATTATAGTGATCAGCCAGTTCGTCCCAGTCAACACGGCGCAGGAACGCATTCATGATATCAGCGGCAAGGCTCGACTCGGGAACCTTGTCCATTTCCATTTCGACAATCATCTCTTCAAGATAGATGCTATTAAGCTTCTGCTCGGAAGCCATGATAGCAAAAGCATCACCGTACCAGAGTGACACATTCCAGGTTTCGTAGTTGGCCCAACCGTTATAAGACATTAGCGCATTTCTCCATATTGGACAAGCTTGATATTGAACAGAAGCATTTCAGCTTCAAGTGATTTGTAGATTGCTTCGACCATACTCTTGGTCTGATACTCACGGCGGATCACGCGGCCGTCATCAAACTCTATTTGATAGTAGTATTGCGGACGCATTAGTGAGTGCCCGTCCAGACAACACGGCCCTGCCAAGAGTTTTGGTCGCCGATGAAGGCGCGGGCAAAGTTGGTCGCGGGAGCTTTGAAAGAAGCGGCCTTGAGAACAGTGCCCTTCGGGAACTTGCCGTTCTTGTTGCAGATGAACGAGTGAACCGATTCCACAACACCGTTCTTAGTCTTGACGACCTTGATGTAGGACGAACCAGGCTGGAAGTCAATGTCAAACTCAGCAATCATTTGCTGGACGTGCGGATCGGAAGCGCGAGAACCCCACCACTTGCGATAGTCGGCCTTGATATGCTCGGCATACTGGTTCAGAAGCGAAACGGGGACGTTGAAACTAGCCATGATTAAGCAACCTTCTTGAGGAGAGTGGGAGAAACTTTCCAAGTGGTCGAACCGACCAGAACCTGGAACGTCTTGGTGTTTTTCTTGATCAGGGTACCTGTCTTGACGCCGCGAGTCCGAGCATCAAACGACACGGTGTCGCCGATCTTTAGTGAAATCTTGGTCACGCTATTGGCGCGAGCCGCAGCGGACTTGGCAACAAACATCAGGTCTTCAGCAGAAAGCTGGTCGAGCAGCTTGTGAATCTGAAGGAGGGGGGTCTCAGTGGTCATCTATCTTTCTCTCTCTTACTCTTAATATATGGGGATGGACAGTCGGTTTTTCAAGACTGAATTAGGCATACCTGCTATGCGCTGGACGCATGGGAAGAGGACCAATGAAGAAGCGGTACAGGGAGCGCAGGAAGGGAATCTTTCTCATCATCATACACTATAGATGGGGTTGGCAAGTCGGATTTTCAAGAGTGGAAATAGCATACCAGCCATACACTGGATGCATGGCTGGCTAAGTCGTTGATTTTATTGAGGTTTTGCTAAGTGCTTGATTTTATTAGGTTTTTAGATTACGAATATATTGGCGAACAAATGCATCGTCCAGTTGTGCGCCCATCTTTTTCAACTGGCGGTATTCCTTCGCATATTCTACACGGAACATGCGAACCAGTCCTGAGTCGGACTCAGTATGAAAACCCTTTATAGCATTATATAACATTCTTCCCCATGCGGTCATGGTAGGTAACTCCTTTGTCATGTTGTGATTACACTAGTATATAGTATTTCGCAACTGCGAAACAAGATGACAGGATGTCGCGGCTATGATTTGATGTGGGAACGATGGACTTTGACCATGATCCATTCGTTATAGAACTCATCAGGTCTTTCTAAGACCTCGTGCTGCATTTGATACTTGGCCTCCCAATAAGAAGCCGTACCTCTCGTCTTACACAGTTTTAGTATTTCACGCTTGAACTTATCGGCACCGATTGCTTCAATGTCGGCCAGCAAAACTAGATTTGAACCATAGTAGTTTTTCCAACCACTATCTTTCTCAACTTTCTTCTTGCGAGTTTTGCCTTTGACCTTCTTGCGCTGAACAGACTTAAAGATTTTCTTGCCGATATATTTTTTGCCAGTTTCAAGATTAGTGATGATATAAACGAAGGAAGCATGTCCCTCAATCTCTTCATCACTAATCTCTTTGCCGTTGTATAACCACATAACACTCTCCTATGAGAGTATGTATGTCAGTTTCCTAGTTCGTAAGGATCAGCCATTGTACTGAATGATCCTGCTGGTCCAACAGCGCCCGTCGGATATTCAGACTTATATGTTGAACCTATAGCGCCTGTAGAATGTGCTACCGCGCGAGTAGGACAGTTTGCATTGTTACAGACATATCCCCAAGCATTATTACCAAAATATTTACCACAGACTCCGCAAGCACTAAGTGATCCAATAGATGTTATCTTTGGAGAAGAAAGCTTCTTACCTTCTTCTAGCCCAGCAGCGAAACCTTCCTTGAATCCCTTCGCATAATCATTACTCATAGAGTCCTCCATATCCAACTCCACAATGTTTACGAATTGCATCGTAGTCCATATAATGCTCTGTGAATATCCAACTCAGTATTTTACTCATTATCATCATCCTCTAAATCAACACCTTCTTCATCAAAACATTCTTCACCGCAGAAAGAACAGAAACGTGGCTGCCCTTGTGTTTCTTCGTAGTCGTAAAGCACTTTGTATGATGACTCACAGTAGTTGCATTTAATCTTCTCTACTTCTTTTGTCATATGTGAATCCTTTAGATTTCACAGCCACCAGCAACACAAGCTAATTCCTGTGAGCCAGTCGTGCTGTCTCTCTTCTCGTATTTAGCGAGGTCTGCCCAGTTCACATTCTTAGGCATCTTCGCAAGGAGTGCTTCATACTCTTCTTTCGTGCAGTCCTGATATGGTGCTTGACGATATACGTGGTCGCTGAAAGGTAAGAATGATACGCCAGACATTTCGTCAAAGTGGTCGTAGACCCATGCACCAACTGCTGGCCATTCTTCTTCCTTTACAGAGATAGTAACAGAAGGCTTGTGTTCACACCAATGACGCTGATAAGTCAACCACAGTTCAAGCTGTTCAATAGCAGACATGTCCTTACGGAACACAGCATGATCAGGAGACTTCTGCGGGAATGAGAACACATATGTATGCTCAGGCTTCGTCACATCATCTTCGACAGGGAAGCCCATGTCCTTCATCATTACTGCGAGTGGATCCTTCTTATCTGCACGAACAGTTCTAATATAATAAGGGCTATGGCGGGCATGAATGCCAGAAGCGGAATCAACGAGTTGAGATACAGTGCCAGAAGGCTTGACGCAAGTAATAGCAGCACTGACAGGTATATTGAGTTTGGCAGCCCATAGTTTATTAGTTTTGACAGCTTCATTACGTAGTCCCTCTAACATGTCAGCAACATTAAATAATCCCGTAGCCTTTGCTGCATGACCATTTGTATATTCATTGTCCATGATACCAGTCAATGACACACCAAGCAAACGCTCTTCGCTGCAATTCTCTTGCCACTTCTTGCTGAGATACTTGAAGTTGATCAAGGTTGATTGGAAGGTTCCGAGAATCGTTGCAAGCTTAACCTTGCGCTTAAGCGACTCTGGGGTATCGTTACCACGAACGACCACCTCTGTGAGATTACAGAACTCGCGGGAACGTAGAATGATTTCAGAACATGGGTTGGTGCCAAAATCGTGATCTGGATCACGGCGGCCGAACTTCTCCGCTTGTTTCTTAGATGCCTGACGGGAAAAGATACCACGTTCACCGCTGCGCGACTCATAGAGCGAAAGCCACTCGCGCATGAAGATACCAACGTCTGGTTTTTCTTTTGCGACGAATGAGTTATTTGCGAGGGCACGTTGGACGTTTTCTTTCCACCAGTCACCAGACTTCGCAACGCGCATACGGTCGTCAGAAAGATCAGATAGAGAGATAAGAGCGGAGCGACGAACTCCCCCCACCACAACAATCTCGGCAATTTTACATACAATGTCGTGAGCCTCCAAAGTTGATAGACGGCGACCAGCAGCCCTCTTGAACGTTGCAACAGTAAACTTAAATAAATCTTCAAGCGGACCTGGACCAGATGCACGGCCACCAAATGTCTTCAACGGTGCGCCAGCAGGACGAACCTTAGAAACATCCCAACGCGGAACTTGACCAGCATAAAGAAGATGAATGAGTTCCTTGAGAGCCTTTGCCCAGCCAAGCTTAGAATCGGCCACAAGAATAGTAGTTTCGGTATCATGAAAAGAATCTGAGACCACAGGCAGTTGATCTACAAACTTAGACTCAACGGAGAAACCGACACCAGTACCATTCATCAAGATATAAAGAATTTCATCAAACGAACGAGGAGAATCCACTGCAACATAAGAGCAGTTATAGCCAGCCACGTTCTCGCGCTTGAGTGCTTCACCAGCAGTCATCAAGCAACGCATAGATGGCATGATTTCAAGATTAAGAACGGCCTGTTCCAGTTCCTTACGTTCTTCCTTGGTTACACTGTAACCAGTAACTTCCTTGATATGCTCATCAAAGAAATTGAAATAACGAGCGACCGTTTCATCCCAGTTTTCTCTACGGTTCTCATCCCAAAGCCAACGAGCATAGCGGCTCTTGTGAATGAACTCCTGATAGAGGGTCGGTAACATATTACTGCCTGACATACAAATAACTCCTAAATTTTTTATTGATTGTTTTCTAATACGTTTTTGAGTGAGGGGAATTGTTCAACTATAACATTCCAACATTGTTCTGCGATTAATCTATGTTCCTTCTGCGTTCCGTTGGCCATACGTAGTTCGCAGTAGTGGATCCATGAACGGAGTGATCCAGACATATACATGCGTGACATAGTGAGACCTTCAGGAAGAACAGAACGAGCAACTTCCTTTGCGATACCATTTGCAATAGCCCAATCATAGGCTTGGTCAACAACACTTAAAACTTCTTCCTGCCAATATTTCCAGTTATCTTTATAATCTAGATCATCTGTCTCAATACTGTTCTGACGATTCTTATCATCTTGCATACGAGCTTCACGAGGTTCGGACATCTCAGTTACAGCAGCATAACGCTGTGAAAATTCCTGAAATGAGAAAGAACGATGACGAAGGATCTGACGGCCGATATCGCGGGTAGTCTGGATCTCCATAACGATATGTACCATTTCAAATGGCGACCAGTGCTTGTTCTTCACAAGATACTTGAGAAGACGCTCTGATGTTTCTACGTTATTCTGATTTGCAGGATTGCTTACTCTCGCAACATACGCAATAAAACTTTCTGGACTAAGCAGCGTGAAAGTGCCAGGTTCAGCATCTTCTACAGGGATACGAATTTGCGGATGCGTAATCCCAACTAACTTCACATTGTTCATATTATACTTCCTGATATGTCTTGATAAAAATGCTATTCTTACAAGGATAAAATTCGCCGTCTACCCCTTTGATGATCCAGTCGCCTGTATTTGCTGTCATGCGACCTTCTAATGTATCTATCCAGATTGTAGGCGGATTAGTATTGAAACCCACGGCTTTGCTATCAATCCATTCTTCTATATCTAGAACAGACTTTGCGTCTGTTAGTTGCATCGCTTCAATTGTTACGGGCTTCTTTCTAAATTTTCTCACTAGACCTTCTTCCATCTTTCAAACTCCAGCTTTGCCCTCAAATCACAGAACGTATTTCTATCTATAATACTCTGGATCTCACTGGATGTCGTGCCCGTCATAATCCAGTCGTTTATGTCTTTTACTACTACATCTTGAGGCCAAATAAAAATATTTTTACCGTGACTAATTGTCTTCGCCATTTGTTTTACAATAGCAGCATTACGTGGCTCATTATCGTGAATGAACACATAGTCATGATTGCCGAGTAAAAGAGTTATATTATACAATGAAGCATCCATAGTTGCAACCGAGTTTTGCAAGAACATACTATCAATCGGGCCTTCTACCACATAGATGCGCTTATCTGGATCAACTTTATTTGCTCCAAATACTTTTATATTTTCTTCGTCTAGCTTGATTGTAATGTACTTAACCTTACTATCACCTATTGCACGACCTTGAAATCCTAGCAATTCATCATCAACATCATAAAAAGGGAAGATGATCCTCTGTTCATTGTATAGCGTCTTCTCATAATCAGGGAGAAGCTCTAACACAAATGCTTTGAAGTCATTAGCATAATATATATCATTCAGTTTATTGCGCGGAATCTTGCGCTTAACAAGATACTGTTTTGCTGCATGATCTTCTGGAAGTGAAGCGATAGACGGAAGATTGATCTGCGACTTGTTGAATATGGGCTTGATCTTGGCCATAGAAAAGTCAGGCTTCGCAACATTACCAGTAGATTCGTTCTTGTATCTTTCCAATTGATACTCACGATATAGTGATGGATCGACAGCTTTGAGGAAGTTACCCATAGCAAGTGAAGTGCCACAGTTATGACACTGGAAAAATAGATCGGACTTACGGCGATAAAAATAGCCGCGCGTCTTCATCTTATTCTTATGTGAATCTCCACAAATCGGACAACGAAAGTTCCACAGAAATTCCGATTTCTGCTTGAAACGTTCTAGTTTTGTGGAAACGAGCGAAACAAACTTTCGATCAATATACAAAGACATAATGCCACCTAATGTTACTTAGGTGGCATTATAACAGATGGAGTTAGAAAGTCAACGGTTACTTCTTCTTTGCCTTAGCTTTTATATCAGCAATTTTTTTACCGATTTTATCCATTTTCTTCGGATCAGGATTTTTGGCATAACGAACAACTTTGCCTAATTCCATCGGTTTGCCAAAATTTTCATCTTTAACTTCATCAAGCTTGTTATGCATCTTAGCAAGACGATTTCTATACTTGTCCATGTCTTTGGTATCGGCAGGACCCGCAGACTTCTTTTCTTTTCTAATATCTATCGTGTCGTCCCATGCTTTGCCGTGCTTTTTGTAGATACGACCTTTAAGTTTCTTTCTCTCATCATCCGAAAGACTAGTCTTACCGCGAAGTTCGTCTAGCTGTTCAGCCTCTTCACGGATCTGCTGTAGCTTTGAGTAAAAGTTTTCTTTAATATCCATTTTTATTTTCCTTATTTGAACAAGTTGTCCAGCAAATTGGCCTGACCAGCGATCCAAGCGAGAACTATAGCAACTAAAACTATTCCATATTTCCAAGTTTCGATGTTACCTACGCGAGAAGCAATTCCTTCGTCTTTCTTACTGAGGTCTTCTCTAATCTTCTTTAGTTCCTCTAGGATTTTATTTTCAACATCCTCAATCTTGTCAGTTAGTTCCTTGTTCACTGTATTGATTCGGTTGTAAACGTCTTTTATATTACTTTGCTGCTCTTGTCTACGCATCTCTAGTAGTCCCTGCACTTCTTGAGTGATTCGTTCCTGTGTTTCAATCCTCTGCTCTTGCAAAGATACCATACGCGAAAGACTTGATGCAATCTCTTGCATCTTATCAATCGTCGTGTCAAATTTGCTCAACAATGCTGCCATTGTTGTAACGTCTTTTTTAAGTAGTTCTATTTCAATTCGATTTTCTTGTTCTGTATCCACGACAATTGGCCTTGTTCTTATTATTTATTTCTTCTTAGTTGGAGAGTTATTTGACACTGTTACATTCAACTGTGTTTGCGGTGTCATTTGCTTTTCCATTACACGGCTACCAAACCAGAATGCAATGATAGTAGAGAACAAGGACATTGTTTCTACATCCCATACTGCTTTCAACATTTCAGGTACAGACTGACCGTTTGCCAACATAACATAAGCTGCTGCAACTTTTACTGCAACAAACAAGAAAAAGAATGTGTATGTTATAACAGGGCGTATAGAAGCGCGTAATGTGTTAATAAAGACTCCACCATCAATAGACTTATCATGATCAAGAAGAGATTGTCGCTCGACAGCAGATGCCTTGACCATTTCAACGTTGAATTGTAGGTCAGCTTGTCTTTCAGCGGCATCGATTTTAAGTTTTGCCAAATCAAGTTCATACTTTATCTCCTGCTTACGCTCAAATATTCTCACAATGGAAGGTAAAAGACTTCCGATAATACCAAAGAATGGGGATAGTAATGCTAACATATCTTACCTCTCTTAAATCGGTCCTGGTGTAGAGCCTGGTCTAATCTGCAATATCGTTGTAGTAACAAACGCAATTGGTGTATCAGTATCACCCGTATTAAACATATACTGTCTGCGAGTAATTACACGATGGCCAGTTTGCTGATTTCCGTTATTATCATAATATGTGAAATCGCCTAACTGCTTTGGCGTATCCCAATGCCCTATAAATGATCTACCACTAACATCTTCGCTTGGTGCCCACAATGTAGTTGTATAACTATCATTCTCATAATTCACATCGAAGTGGCCATAATAGATTCTGTCGGTAAAGAGAGATGAGCTACTAGAAATAGTAAGATCAAAAGGAATTGAACTTGAGTGTGGGTTTGGATAAAGTAGAACAGTTGGAAATGCCAAGTTAATATCTAGACTGTTTGAATATGCTGACGGTAAAGTATAGTTCTCTATACCCTCTGGATAATTATGATCTGGTCTATTACCATTCCAATCATAGTTATCAATGCCTGTGATGTTTAGTTGCAAAGTTATCGGAAGATAATTGATAATCGTAAATGATGGTGAACCTGCCCATGTGTGATCACCGTCGCCAGAATACTGCAAAGGATTCAACGAGCGAATGTCTGCAACAAATGTGCTGTCGGAATCGCTGGCGTTAACTCTATGAACTCTCATAGCATCACTGTGAATGTATTGCTTCGATATATCTGTGCCAGAAGATGTCTGGTCGGGGTTCATAAATTCCCAATGTGCATTGATATTGCTTTGTGATGTCAACTCTAATGTTATACCATCAAAGAATGGCGTAATTGTCATTTCACTTTTCCTCTTCTTTATCCCCATTGCTTTCTATAACTAACTTTTCAATCTTTTCTTTGCCTCTAGTCCATGCTGCAACACCAATGATTGCTGCCATGGCTAAGTGATAGAATCCACCATCTTTCAATGTGATGGGATCCCAGTTGATGTCTGACTTGGTATAATAGTTGATTGCAAAATCGCAGAAAGGAAAAACAATAAAGTCAAAGATACACACAGCAAAATACTGCCATGCGATTGCGGGTCTCCAGTATTGTTTTATCCAAGACTCTTCTTTCATACCATCATCTTGTTTAACGTATCGGTATCAATTTCACCTGTAACTTTTAGACCGTATTTTGCCTGAAAATCTTTAACAGCTTGTTCGGTCTTTGGTCCAAAAATGCCATCAATAAAGAGATTTGCACCCTTTCTGTTCAGCATCTTTTGTAGATCAATAATATAGAAAGAGCTTTCGCCTTTACGGGCAACCACAATTGGCGGAACAATAGGATTGATCGGATCTGGCGGCAACTCTTCTTGAATTTCAGGCACAACTACTTCTTCAATAGGAAGAACATTCTTTTCTGTTTCAAAACTAAAGTCTTTTGGCAATATTCCTTTGATCTTGCTCAGATACTTTTTGCGATCTTCAAATCCATTTAGACCGCCATTGATTTTGCGTGTAATACCTTCAACGTCATCTTTGTCTGCGAGAGGATTAAGGTTGCGTGAACGCCAATATTCAAGTGCAGTCAATACAGAAACTTCTGGCGACTCGGCCAGTTCTGGATTGTTTTCTAGATCCATGCCAATCTTCTTACCGATATCACGATAGTTAGCACGACCTGTTAACTGAAAGATGCCACGACCCTTGTAACGAACGCCGTCTCCCTTGCGTGTATTGCCTAAATCTTTACGACCTTCATATGCTTCGCCTGATGCGTATTCTTCAAGTGTTCTAAATGCTGCTGCTTCATGTGCAGCTTGTGCAAGAAAATGACAGACACGAAGATAGTTATCCACATCATACTTTGGCATGTGCTTATTGAGATATTCAACAAGAGACGTGATAATCTCATCTTTTGAAGTTGGAGCAAGTTTCTTTATTATATCTTTCGTTAGCATTATCTTTTCCTTCTTGCAGATAACATTTTCTTTTTTGGTGCTTCATAAGAAGCAACAAGTTTCATGT